GCCGCCGCCACCGCCCGGGCTATTAAACGGAGCGCCAGCGCCGCCGCTTGCGCGAGTAAAATAAATACCAAAAGTGGAGTTCCCGCCATCTGATCCTGCATTAGCTGTTCCAGTTGTTGTTGGAACAGCGCCAGCACCACCAGCGCCAACAGTAACTGTTACTGTAGCTGGCAAAGTAGAAGCATTAAGAGTTGTTATTGCAGAATAGGCTCCTGCGCCGCCGCCACCGCCGTTAGCAGTTGCTAATGAAGCGGCCACAAAGCCAGATGCTCCACCACCACCGCCACCAACAAGGCGCACAAACACAACCGAAGCCCCAGCGGGCTTGGTCCATGTGCCAGACGCTGAGAAAGTTTGGATGTTGATTGCCGCAGGAACATCACCAATAGCAATCGGCAGCTTCCCATTAATCGTAGCCGTATTACCACCAGCCGCATCCAAGTAAGTATTGGACTTGAAGCTTGTTGATTGGGTAATCCCGTTTGTGCCGTCGAGAGTTAAGGGCATCAGATAACCTCCAGTGCGCGTAGTTCAACACGCCATGCTTGGCGCTGGGCAAGCACATCTGGCTTGCTCTTATCGTAGTCTGCCAGTGCCACATAATCTGTGCTAGCAAGGAGTTGCTTAAGTTCAGCAATGCGGGCCGAGGTGGTAGCGGCTTGTGCAGCGACCTCACAGGCGGCAATCTCTTCGGGTGTGTAGGGGCGGATGGTTTGGTTGCCAGTAGTGGCGTCAGTGATAACTTCAAAGTAATCCATTATTTCACCCCGTAGATAGTGATAGAGCCAGCATCAAAAGTTCCCAGCTCAGCAGCAAAAGTTATGCTAGTAGACGCATTTGTAACTGAGGCTTGTATTCCATAATATGTAGTTCCACCAGTGTTTACATTGTTAGTTGTGCCAACACCAAATATACCTATAGACTGATGCACTACTACTCCAGTAGCTAGATCAGTTTGGAAAAATCCAAATATTGCATTAGTTCCAGTAGCACTTGCACTAGCCGCAATACCGCCAGAACTTGTAAGTTTTATAGTTAAATCGGTTGACCCGCTTACGTTTTTATATACTGCAAATATCTTTTTATAAGATGTCAGCGTCAGTCCAGAAAGGGTCTGGGTTGATCCACTTGTTGTGGTCAGCGTCCCAAGCAGCGTCATGCCACCAGTGACAATCCCCGTAAGCGCAGAGCCATCAATTGCAGGAAGCGCACCAGTAAGCTGGCTGGATGCAATCGTCTTATTGGTCAGCGTCTGCGTGGCGTCAGTGCCAACCAGCGTAGTGGTCACATCAGGCAGCGTTAGAGTGCGATCTGTATTAGTCGCAGGAGACGCTAATGTGAAAGTGCCAGTGCCAGAGGGGTTAGATGATAATGCAATTTTTGACATCAGATCACCACATATCGTGCGCCCGAAGACACAGTTAAGGTTACACCAGAGTTGATGGTGATTGGTCCAGTTGACATAGCGTTCTTGTCTGCTGGGATTGTGTAGTTGCTTGTCATGGTTTGCCCGTTCTGGACAAAGACTTCATCAGACCCACCGCCCGTAGCACCACCACCTACGCTACCCCAAGCACCTCCACTGTAGCCCTCAAACTTACTGAGGTCAGTGTTAAAGCGGAAGTAACCTGCGGCAGGGCTACCATCACGTAGGGCCTGAGCGCCTGAGGGGATAATAGCGGAGCCAGTGTCTGAAGTCTTAGCGACACGATCACTGTTTACGAAGGTCTTGATCTGCGTACCAGTGACCTTCTTAGAAGTACCACTATCATTGATCTCAAACTCTTGCGTACCTGCGGCAGCAGCGGTAGCTGTAAGTTGGCTGATCTTTACGTTAGCCATTAGTAAATCCTTTTCCAGTTCCCGTTAACGTGTTTGTAGATATTAGCTGGGATAACCCATTCTTGTTCATACTTGACGTAGGGAACAGCACGAAGCCAGTTACTTGCGTATTTCGCATAAGGTTCAGAAGAGAAGAGAGTGACAGTCGGTACAGTTAGAATAGATCCGTAGCCAAAGTTGGGGTTAAAGTTAACGACAACCCTTGTATCCCCTTCTTCCGTGATACGTGTATCCCCAGATTCTAGGATACGTACCACATCAGAGTCAGGTTCACCGAATATACCCTGTGCAGTGAAGTGAGGCGCAGTAGTGAAGGAGCCAGTACCGCTGAAGGCAAGAGAACCTGTAAACTTAAACCCAGCTTTAGACGTAAACGTACCAGAACCTGATAAAGCAGTCGTACCGTGGAGGATCTTCAGGCCTAGTGGGACAAAAGAACCCGTACCTTGGACGTTTAGTAGGCCACTTGCAGTCAGTTTGTTGACAGCGACAACAGATCCAGTAGCAGATACGTCTAGTCTACCAAAGAAGACACCCTGACCAGCTAGAAGTACGCTACCAGTAGAGGATAGAGGACTAATCCCTGAGGCTTTAAGCTTACCTACAACAGAGATTGTAGCAGCAGCGGAAAGATCAGCGAAACCTTCGATAAAACCTTCAGTAACCCGTGTGTCCCCAGCTTCAAGGACACGCACATCACCAGATTCTAATACACGATACCCTTCCACCCTCTCCTCCTACGGCTTAGGCTAGGGTCAGGTCGATATTACCGATAGCAAATTCAAGAGTATCCCCGTCAGCAATGGTCTTGGAAGCAGTCATAGCTCCATGCCACAGCAAGTCACCTGCGGTAAGGGCATTATGGATACCGATATGCGTCACAGTACCCCAGCTACCGCCAGCGGCAGTGAAGGTTACAGCAGTGCTGTTGTCTGTCGTGCCACCTGGGGTAGCAGCAGCGTTGAAGGTCACAGCCTGACGAGCATAGCCGCTACCAGACACCTCAGTACCACCACCTGAGTCAGACGGGGCAGCAGTGTACAGTGCAAGGTACCAAGCAGTAGGACGAGTAGCTGAGCCAGTGGTCATTAGCCAATCGAGTAGTAGCTTTTCGGAGAAATCAGAGAGTGCCGACATTGTGTGTTGTCCCTTTACGTAGAAACTTTAAACCAGACATCCCCGTTACTACCACCGAAGGGAGGAACAGGGCTAATGGTAGTCTTGTTAATCAGAGTGAAGACATCTACACCCTCAATAGTCAGGCCACCAGCATTGAGGATCTGGTTACCATTCATGTCTAGGTCAGCACCCATAGCGTTAGGTACGCTACCATCCAACGACAAAGTATTCCCAAATGCTGTTTCAATAGCATCGAAGTTATTGTTCAACTGGGTATTAGAAGCATACCCCGAAGCAATAGTCGTAAGAGTAGGAGCCTTAGCCATACTAGTTTACCTTGATCCCTAGACGCTGAGCATCTTCGTTGAGCATGGAGAGGGCTTGCTTATCCATCTCCTCCTCTTCCTTCTCAATAAGCTTACGCTTAGCCTGAGAGGCAGCTTCCTCATCCAACCATCCACGCCCAAGGAGGAGTTTAGCTGCTCCGAAGGAGGAACGACCACCACTTCTCATCTCTTCCGCAATAGCCTTGATAGCCTCAGACTTAACCTTGACCTCAGCTTCCTTACGCCACCTAGCAATGGAAGGCTTGAGGAGAGGTGACTTGTTCAGATCCTGCCATACATCCCACGACCCAAAGATAGTCATAGCAAACTCGTACTCAGTAGGATCGTTAGGGACCAGGCTGATGTAGAGTTTCTGTAGCGACAAGAATGTCTGACCCCTTACTTCAATATCCTGCTCCTTCAATGTGAACAAAGCCCGTGAAGGGTCCATGTAACAGAGTTCGAAGAAGAGAGACTTGGTGAAGGTCTTGTTGTTGTCACCTTTAAGTTGGCTTGGGGAGAACATCATGGTTGAAGCACCCTACAATGGACTACAAATATACGATTGGTGTAAGTATACTACAGAGTTTATACCTTGTCAAGTACCCTTCTTCTACGTAGTCATCTTTCATGTAGGCGGAAATCCGCTTACGACAAGATAGGGGATTGACACCCTCTAAGAATGTGTGTATAATTTCTTTGTTGCCTCCGGGGTATATCTATTACTATAAGTATATACGAAAAGGAGTTGTCTATCCTTTAAGTAAGTACTTTAAAGTACTACCTTCCAAGGTACACAACTACTTCTCAGTATCATACTAGAAGGAGTGGTCTATTCCTTAAAGGAATTACCTCAAAGTTCTACTTCAAAGTCATTCTTGTACGCATACACCCTTCCAAGGTAACACTTGGGAGGGTTTTTCTTTGTCGTAACACCCTTAAGGTGGCTACTGGTAGGACTAACTACTCCCCTACCGCTTCAGATTCACTACAGATTCTTGTAAGATCCAGAAAAATATATAGAAAATCTCCTCACGCCTTGTACATATAGACAGCAACGCGCGACCCCCTGCCTAGGGGTGGTGCAGATATGCCACACCTGTTGCAATTATGATACACCTCCAGGATACACGACTAGTCTTATCGTCTATTAATACACGATCAAGTTAGTCGTCTATGAACCCGTAGGGTGACGCACTACGTGCTAGTAATACACGACTA